GTGATAATGCTCTTACCGCATTAGCTACAGGAGGAACTAACAATGTCGCGGTCGGTCATGGTGCTGGACAAGCGATAACCACAGGCGATAACAATAATTGTATGGGACAGTCGGCTGGGCCAGCAATTAACTCAGGATCTCAGAACATAGCGATTGGAAATGCAGCAGGCCAAAATGAAACTACAGGCTCAGATAATACTTTGGTGGGGCATGGGGCAGGGTTTACACAGAACACAAAAAGTCAAAATACATTTATTGGAAGTCAAGCTGGATACACTTCAAATGGTGGAACTTTAACATATATTGGCTTTCAAGCTGGATACTACGGTACATCGCCTACAACTAATTCTGCGGTGGGATACCAAGCTATGAAAGGCAGTGCTTCTTCAGCACCCACAGGTAATAGCAATACAGCAGTGGGTTATTTGAGTATGACTGCAATCGCGGGTGCGGGACAGCAAAACACTGCCGTTGGCTCCAATACATTACAAAGTTTAACAACAGCAGAGGGTCAAACTGTACTTGGCCATCAAGCTGGAACGGCTGGCTCGGGAGGTGCGGCTGTT